ATCAGCCATATCACCGGCAGAGTGGTTGATGTTCATGTTTTGATCCATGTAGCAATCAAAGCCAAGAGTCCGACCCATTTCAGCCTCTCTCATGGCCTTTCCACCATCAGCCCGATGTTCGGCATAAAGGAAAGGTTCGAGTACCATGTATCCGGCCTTGGTGATTGGCCCCATGACCAGATTTCTAGGTCTACCGCATTTCTGAGCATCAAGGACAGCTCCTAACTGGACGATATCAGACAGGGCTGGAGTACCGGATACTGTTGCAAACCCGGCGAAGTTGACCGCTTCATTGGCTCCATAGAGATCAAGCAACTGTGCATGGCCTCTTAAAGCGGGCATGATGAATTGCTCTCTGAAATCTTCTACTTCCAAGGATAGGTCTTGAGAAGTGATTGACAGGGTAATATCAGCCAGCCGGTTTAGGACAACGGCCACGCTGGTTTCTGCCACTGTGCAGGCATTGACAGTATTGGAAACTACCGTAGCCGTATAAACTGTTGGTTTACGGATTACGATTGTTGCACCTACGCTGGTGAACTCTTTTGAAAAGTCTCTGTGAACGAGACCGGATAATACCGTTTCATTCTCCAGAGCTATAAGGGCTTCTTTAGCGATAACCAAAGGGGTTAACATACCGCTCATATTGATTTACCTCCGAAATTTATTCATACGCCCTTTTGATTGATTTATGCCGAGCGTATTCCTCGATAGGCATTTTCTCGATTTGTTCCGCTGTTAATGATTCTGAGGATTCCCCTGTTACCTCACCTGATGGTCCTTTATCAAAGGTTTCTGGTTTGACTGATAACTTACGAATCTCTGCATCTTTGGCTGTCATGGCCATCTTAGCGGCCTTACGTTCCATTTGTTGAGGACTTGAGAGAGTCGTATCAGCTATCAAAGCCTCGGCACTAATACCGTATTCCTTGGCCATTTCATTAGCGCAGGCTATCCGTCCCAGAGTCTCTGCTTGAGGAGTCATTTGCTGGATCATCTGTTGAAGTTTAGCGGCCTGTCCTCTAAGCTGTTTGCGAGAATCAGCTTCTCTTTGAGAGATTTCGCCTGACTCGACTTCCCGTTTATCCTGATATTGAGCCTGAGCTTCTTGGCGTTGGGCTTCTGCGATCTGTTGTTGTAAAGCGATTTGACCGAGTTTCTTTTGGTATTCCGCCAGTTCGCCATCCTTCTTAGATTGGATTTCCGCTACCTCTTCAGATGTATAGGTTTTCTTTGGTTCAGCTTTGACCTCTGATTTAGGTTCCACTTTAGATTCAGTGTTTGGGGTTTCTTTTGACTTCGTATCCGCTCCAGACTGTTCGCCCGTAGAAACTCCTACAAACTCAGAAGGCTTTGCAGACTCCTTAGTTTGTTCTGAAGTTTCTACCACTTCAGTTTGAAGTTGATTAGTCTCGTTGGTTTCCATTTTTCTTTTTTAAAATCCTCCTCTCATTATTTATTAATACGTGCATATTCTTCATCAAATATCTGCCGGACAGTTTGTTTCGACCATACATAGAAGTCAGTCTGTCCAAGTGGATATTGTTTAAAGACGTTTCGAAGTAAAGTCTCCTGCTCTTTGGTATAAGGTTTAGTGCCGTACCAGAGATTACCAAAGGCTGTCTTAACACCGCTAGGAGAACTAATGGCACTCCATTTCTGTTCGTTAGTCTGAAGAGAAGTAGAAGAAGGAGTTGTAGACGTCGTAGTCGTTGTGGTCGTAGACGTCGGCGTAGGTGTAGGGGTTGCAGTTGTCCCTTTACTCAATCCCAAACTCTTAATCAGCTTATCGGTTTCAGTTAGAGTTGTAGTTTTATCCACGATATTGGAAGCAATACCCTTAATATCCATAGGATTAATCTTGTTAGTAGTTATCAGGTTACGAACGTAGGTTGCCGCCGCTGGCGTAGAGATGGTAGAGACTTGTCCTGTGATAAACAACTTGGCTTCTATTCCAGGATTTTTCTCACGATATTGTTCTCTTGTAACAACCCGTGGATTTGTCTTTTTAGCTGCTGCTAGTTCTACCGAATTGTACGAAGGAATAGCATTGTAAGCATCAAAATCTTTAGCCCATTTTTCAGCATATAATCTGGATGTCTCAAACGGATAAGACCGACCACCAAAGAACTCGGAAGTTCCCCTTGTTAATCTTTGCTCTATATCGCCGCCTTGTAATGCTACACTCTGTAACCATATGGGTAACAGATTATCAGCCAACACTCGTTTGCTTAGAGCTAACATACCTTCACCAAAACCAGTTTCAATATATTTTCCTTTTCC